CATGTGGCTCAACCGATACTTTGGTGCATTGTGTCGCGAGTACACCTATAGATACGGCAAACACCATGCATCAGAGAGATTGCTAGGTCCATTGGCGCATGTCCCTAAAGGGTTGACCTACTCTGGTTTCACTGACCCGCCTCAGTGTATGCCTGATTACTGCAAGGGTGAGGACACAGTTCTTGCATATCAGAATTACTATATACTAGAGAAATCACGTTTCGCAAAATGGAAGAAACGTCCAGTGCCGGAGTGGTTTAGTGGTGGGACACCTGATGGAAAGAGAACCGTATTGGGATTACATGAGCAGGAGGACCAGAGAGGAGAGGTCGGTGCCTGAAGAAACTTATAGAACTGAAATCGCACAGATGCAGAAACAGATACATTACTTACAAATGCGCGTAAAGGAACTGACGGAAGAGGTAGATGACCTGAGAAAGCATGGACCAATACAATTGGAGTTAGATATATAATGCCAACATATAGATTTTACGATACTGTAACTCAGGAAGAATACGATGAGTTTATGCCTATGGCTGAACTTGATGAGTACAAGAAAACTAACCCCCAAGTGGAACAAGTTCCAGTGGCAGTCGCGATTGCTGGTGACCACATGATGGGTGTGGGTCCAAAGGTAGATGGTGGGTTCACAGAGAATATGCAACGCATTGCAGAGTCACATCCAGGCACACCTCTCGCAGATCGTTATGGTTCAAGCAGCACACAGTCAACCAAAGAAATTAAGACCAGACAAGTGTTGAAGAAGCACGGAGTCTTATAAATAAAAATGACACGGGCGAGAAATCAAACTTCAGCAAAGGATGCACAGCGTCTAGCAAGCTGGGAAGTCAATCCGCCCATGTGTCAGAGGGGGGAGGGCGCGCCCCCACTTCCCCCCTCTTTTTTCTCTAAAGGATTATCATGGCGAGTAAGAATAAAGAAATCAATCATTCACAACTTGTAACCATCAAACCAATCACTGACAGTCAGAAGGTTGTGTTTGACACATGGAAGAAGGGACAGAACCAATTCCTCTTCGGTGCCGCCGGAACAGGTAAGACCTTCGCATCACTCTATCTTGCACTCAACTCAGTTCTTGATTTGAAGTCCAAGTATGAACGAGTCATCATTGTGCGTTCTCTGATTCCCACAAGAGAGATTGGTTTCCTTCCCGGCGACGAGGAAGATAAGTCTGCACTTTATCAGGTGCCGTATCAGAACATGGTTCAGTTTATGTTTGAGATGCCAAACGAACAGTCGTTCAACTCACTCTACGATAGGCTCAAGGGACAGGGAACACTGTTCTTTCTATCAACTTCTTTCCTAAGAGGGTTGACATTTGATAACTCTATTGTTATAGTGGATGAATGTCAAAACATGAACTTCCACGAACTGGACACAATCATCACTCGCGTTGGTCAGGACTCCCGCATTGTGTTTTGTGGTGACTTTGATCAGAGTGATCTACAGAGAACGAATGAGAGGAATGGACTGCATGACTTCTTGCGTATCCTAGAGGAGATGGAAGAATTTAATTGCACAGAGTTCAGCATTGGAGATATCGTAAGGTCTGGATTTGTGCGAAACTATCTAATTAACAAAATTAAAATGGGACTAGGAATGGAATAATGGACATTGAAAAACTTAGAGAACAACTTAAAATTGACGAGGGATGCGTTTATGAATTATATAACGATCATCTTGGCTATCCTACTTTTGGCATCGGTCATTTGGTCATTGAGTCTGATCCAGAGAACGGACAGGAAGTCGGAACCCCTGTCTCTGCCGATAGAATCATTGAAGCCTTCGAGCAAGATGTCGAAACAGTACTGTCAGACTGCGCCATCTTATATCCAGACTTTGATGAGTTGCCAGAAGAAGTTCAACAGATAATCGCTAACATGATGTTCAATCTTGGTCGTCCTCGTCTGTCTGCCTTCAAGGGTATGAAGGCGGGTGTGGACTCAAGGGATTGGAATGAAGCAGCAGACCAGATGGTAGACTCGCGTTGGTATCGTCAAGTAGGGGCAAGAGCAGAACGACTCGTTGAGCGTATGCGTAATGTTTAATCATACACCAGTGGACTTGCCCCCTGTAAAGGCAAGAAACAGTGACGGTGTTCGTCTTTATGAAACACCAGAAGGTAACAAGTATCCTTCAATTACAACAGTGCTGTCTATTCGTAACAAGAAGGGATTGCACGAATGGCGTAAACGTGTTGGTAACGATGTTGCCAACTATGTTGCAAGGACATCCGCATCACGCGGTACTAAGGTACATCATATGTGCGAGGACTTTCTTAATAATGAGTTCGATGAGGACAAACATAAGAAGGATTTCCTACCATACTGTCTTTTCAACCAATTAAAAGAACAAGCACTATGCAATATAAATGATATCTATGCACAGGAAGCAGGTCTATACAGTGATAAATATAAGGTAGCGGGTCGAGTAGATTGTATTGCTGGATATAAAGGTGTACCTTCCATTATAGACTTCAAGACATCTTCTAAAGAACGCAATGATGATTGGAATGAAAACTATTACATTCAAGGCTCTGCATACGCAGAGATGTTCGGAGAGAGAACAGGGATAGAGATATCACAAGTGGTGATCCTAGTAGTTACAGAGGATGGCACTGTTCAAGAGTTTATCAAAGACAAACACAATTATCTAGATGCGTTGGTCGAATCCGTTGCAGAATGGAGAGGACAAAATGAAGTATCTGGTGTTATTAATAACTCTGTTGCTGCCTATTAGTGGAGCAGCGCTTGCACAAGTAGAGGATAAACCATCATTTTTACAAGTTCAAAAACCAGTTCTATGTGCCCCATTAAAAACTATTCTTGAAACTGTAAAGGAGGCAAAAGAAGAACCTTTTGCATATTGGTCAATGCCGGGAAGTGTGCCCGGAATGCAGACAACCGTTGTCATGTATGTGGACACAAATGACGGTGGTGTATCTATTATAGAGTCATTCGAAAGTGGCCTTGGGTGTGTAATTTCTTTTGGAGCAAACTTAGAAATTTTCAATGATCCACCTAAAAAGGACTTGACTTTTAAAAGGGAAGATGTTATATATAAGAAGTAACGTTGAAGAGGACTTAACGCTGAACTGGACGGGGGTGCAATTCCCCCCGCCTCCACCATAAACACTTGGCATCGAAAATAAGTTCCTCGGCCAAGGCGGTGAAATCCAAGTGTTTCTGATGGGGGCGAATTAGGATCGACAGGCAGTTAGTAGGAAATTGGAGTTACACGGTTGGTCGCGCATAGACCACTATAGTAAATGCAAATGATAATTTTGCACCTATGGCCCTTGCTGCGTAAGCAGTAAGTGTCGGGGTTTCGGTGGGTGTCCTAGCAACAGAATCACCCACCAACACACAAAAGTTCACACAGAAAGGACTAACATGACTAAAACAATCATCACTCTGGTAGCAGCATTAGGTATTTCATCTACTGCTCTTGCTAATGAGCCACAGAAACCAAATCCAATGGACATGATTGATCTCGCACTTGTAACTGACACAGAGTACGATATCGACGGTGAAACCACCAACACTGAATTTGGCGTTGTTGCGGGTGCAGGAGGATTATCTCTTTCTCTACTTCCAAACTATGATTGGGATGATAGCAAAGTGGATACCATTGAAGTTGGACTAAAGTATGATTGGAAGGTTACAAAATCTTTCACAATTACACCATACGGTACTTACAATGTTGATACTGACATTACAGAACAGGGTAAGACCATTGGAGTGAAGACAAAATATTCTTTCTAAATAATAGGGGTTAGACGCCAGAAATAGTCTCGCGGGGGGCCCACGGTCAGCCCCTCAACTTTTTTATAGGAGAACTTATGACTTTGAACACTGCTAAATCTTTCTCTCTGGAGATTGAAAGAATTGCTAATGAAAAGGGTATCACCCATATGGAGGCAGTACTAGATTATTGTTACAAACAAGGCATCGAACCCGATACAGTCGGGAACCTCATCTCAAAAAGTCTCAAAGAGAAGATTGAGGCCAATGCGAGGGAACTAAATTTTTTACCAAAGAGAGCTAAGTTACCCGTATGAAACACCTCAAGGAACAGAACACCACCTATTTCAAACACCTCTTTCATGCGTGGTCAATGGGTATTGTTCTTTTCATTCATGGGGTATTTCCTAACATTCTAACTGATTGGGTATCGAAGCGCATCTGCGATGGAACCGATTGACATATATTTGATGTACTGTGCCTTCAAGGCGCATTTTGGAAAAACTGATTATGACTTTGTGAAATACAAAGGTAAGACTCGCATTTCCAGAGACACATTCTATAAGCGCAAGGACCGTGGGTTCTTCGTGCGTCTATCCAGAAAATATAAGTCAGAAGAGGAAGTCAAGAATTACTTTCTGTCCAACTTCATCAAGGACAGGAAGGGTTACATTGCCAACTTCAATGATGAGAACTATAACTCATGGAAGTTGAAGCGGAGTAACTTTTTTGATATGTTTGTGGTTGAGATGACTCCACTTGTGAAGGAATTTGAACCACTGTTTGAGGTGAAGAAGCACAACCACCCGAAACTTCTCAAGGAGTTTCTGGGTGGACGTGTATCAGTCGAGACGCTTATCATTCTGGATGAGTTAGTCTCTTACGCAAAGAAATGGGACGAACAATTGGGAGACGATGTTGTATGGCCTGACCTAAAAAGATTTATGAATGATTACAAAAGGTTCTTGACAATTGACAAGAATAAGTATAGAATAAATTTATTGAAACTTATAGAGGAGTCCAGAGATGGAACGTGTTGAAGGTTTCTTTGAGGCAAAGGTTGCTGAGCTTCAAAGCACCATAAAGTCCCTACAGTGGGACAATGCAGAACTCACCAAGAAGAACGGTGAGTTGTCAGAGCGGGTCAAAGAACTCGCAACGGCGCGTAACAACCGCCGACCTAATCGTAACCGTAGGTAGGGAGAGAGTGCCGCTGTAGCTCAGTTGGTAGAGCAATTGATTTGTAATCAATGGGTCAGGAGTTCGAATCTTCTCAGCGGCACCATTCTCTAGGAGAGTTTTATGATAGCAGATGTTCTTTTAGGTGTTTCAATAATTTGTCTGATTGTGGTTAGCATCTTGGACTATCGTTGGAACAGACGTTTAGAAAACCGTATTACAGAGTTGGAATACAAAAACAAACACAGAGTTTTTACAGGTAGAAAACCCACTAATAAATTATCATGACGGTAAAACTTATATCACATTCACAAGTACCCAAAGAGGGGTTCATTGGTGTAGACGATGCACAAGACCTGATTGCGTATTGCGCTCGTGTATCTAATCCGTCTAACCAACTAAACAGAGATACCGCCGAGAAATTGGTTGGGTATCTCATCAAACACAAGCACTGGTCACCACTAGAGATGGTCAATGCATGCCTTGAGATTGAGACAACAAGAGATATTGGACGACAGATTTTGCGTCACCGCTCGTTCTCTTTTCAAGAGTTCAGTCAGCGGTATGCAGACCCAACTAAGGACTTGGATTTTGTTACTCGCGAGGCACGTCTGCAAGATGAGAAGAACCGCCAGAACAGTGTAGAGATTGATGACCCCAAACTACAAGA